GGTGAGGCCTCACGATGAGCCGAATCTGGGAAATCCCGAGCTCGCAAACCGGAGTTAGAGGCCCCTGGCGTGAAAACGGCCGTTTGTAGCCCCAGATGCGAACGCGCGTTGCCGGGCTTGACGGGATCTGTCCAGTTTCGGCCGATAGGGGTGGGGAACCGGCGTCCGGACCACGCGCCATCCTCTGGGATGGGAGTGTCATGGACATCGAAGAGCTCATCGTGCGACATGAGGCCGACGCCTGGGACTGCCACAGCCGCGGGAAGGCCGCCTCCGCTGAGCTGCACATGGTCTTCACCCGGGAGCTGAAAGAGATCGCCGGCCCGATCATGCACTGGAGCAACGGGCTGCCCGTGGTGCGGGTCAAGCTGCTGCGTTACTGAGTTACTAAGTTCCCGACCCGACGACCATGCATGGGAGTAACCAGCGACAGGAATGACCCCGGCCTGAAGGACATCGGCCCGGACGGGATGCAGCGGACCTACCTCGTGCTGAGTGAGGAAGAGAGAGCCAAGGGCTTCGTCCGGCCGGTGCGCACGAAGTACATCCACCTGGGGCATGTGAACCTGGATGGATCTTTCAGCCCGTGCGGCGCCGTCACCACGATGGGCAAGGCCATAGCGGAGACCTACGCTCGAGAGCCGAGGTTCTACGGCGGGACGATGTGCGTGCGTTGCCACGCCCACTTCCCGGTTGGAGCCGACGGGGAGTTCGACTGGGCTGAGCCGCGCAAGGACACGCCTCTGGGCCAGGGCGACAAGGTGGGCACATGAACGAGAAGGATCGCGTCTACGCCGCAGCCCAGCTGATCGTCGACCACTATCCTCGGGGCGATCGGAAGACCTGTACCTGCAAGGAGTCGTGGAGCCCGCTGCACGTCGCCATGGCGCTGAACGACGCCGGGCTGCTCTGTGCGCTGGTCAAGGTCGCGCCCTTCGATGACGGGTTCGGCAACGAGCCCGGGCCCATCGAGGACGTCGTCGTGAATCTGCCGTGATCCCGCACCCGCACATCGCCGCCCGCAAGATCGCTGGGCCACCGAAGCACAAGCAGGCCGCCGGCGCCGGTCTGAACTCGCGTGTGGCCCTGAAGATCACCAGCGCGGTAGGAACCATGTGGTGCGCCTACATCTTCGCTCTGCTGGCCCTGGTGAGCCTGCCTGACGCTATTCACGGCGGACGGCCAACGATCATCTCCTGGATCGCCCAGACGTTCATCCAGCTGGTGCTGCTGAGCATCATCATGGTCGGCCAGAACATCTCCGCGGTCGCTTCCGACGCCCGGGCCCTGGCGACCTACAACGACGCCGATGCGATCCTGCACACGGCGCTGGAGATCGAGAAGCACCTCCTGGCTCAGGACCTGATGTTCGCCAGTCTCGTCCGGATGCCCGTGTCTCGACAAGAGGAGGAGTGATGTGCAGACTCGCGATCCTTGGCATCTGGGCTTTGGCCGGCTGCGGCGTAGCAAGTCCGGTCGCGCCGAGCTCGCCTACGCTGAGCCCGAGCAAGGCCTACACCATCGTGATGCCGACCAAGGCTCTGACGCCGGGCAAGGCCGACACCACGAGCCTGGCGATCATTTGCCACACATCGACCGACACTCGGCGTAACGTCACCGAGGCAACCAAGGTCAAGGTCTTCGCTGAGTACCACGTCACCACTCGTGCCAACTACGAGGTGGACCATCTGATCCCGCTGGCCATTGGTGGATCCAACAGCATCCTCAATCTCTGGCCGGAGCCGGCAACGCCCGTTCCTGGATTCCACCAGAAGGACGTGCTTGAAGTGAAGCTCCACGACCTCGTGTGCTCGGGAAAGCTCGACGTCGTGAAGGCCCAGAACCAGATAGCCACGGATTGGTCAGCTGCTTACTTCCAGTACGTGAAGCCGTGAACCAGACGTAAAAACGCGCGTTGGTAGCAGCATGGGTGTGGATGCCATCCACATCAGCCTCAGTTCTAATCAGTTGGATTCGACTGCTGAGCACAAGAAACGGCTGCATAATCCGGCTGAGCACGCTTGAGGAGAGCATCCGGGCCGTCCTGCTATCCGGCGGCCAGCCAGTTCTGGCCGTCTCCAGGCGCCTGGGGCACGCTGGGGTCTCGATCACCAGTGACCTGTACGGCCACCTGCTCCCAGAGGTCGACGTAGCCCTGCTGAGCCTTCTGGGCAATGCGGGCCTGTAGGCGTCGCTCAGAATGGACCACATTATTGAACGGCTGCGCCAGGTCTGGGCGACCATGTCGCACGTAGTGCTTCTCGATCGCTTCCATGGTCGTGTCCAGCCGTGCTGCGATTTCGACTGGCGTGCAGCTGGGCAGCAGGAACTCGACGTTCTCGAGGATCTGCCTCGTGGTGAGCTTGGCTTCGTTCTGGATGCGCCGCAGCGCGGCGATGGTCATGTTCGATCGGCGAAGGCGCGAACCTCGTCGGCCACGATCTGAGCGGCTCTGACCGCGCCGAGCTTGAGGAACAGCACGTGCTCGTCATCCACTGGATTGTTCAGGTGGCCGACGACGTAGGCGACCGCGTCGTCGGCGAAGGTCTCGGCCCCGAGCAGGTCGAGCAGGATGGATGCGGCCTTGGCTGATGGTTCGCTCATGACTGCCCGCTTCTGATTTGCCAGGCCTCACCGAGGCGCTTGGTCAGAGCGTCTGTGCAGGCCTCTGCGTTGTTGGGAGTCTCGGCGCTGGCCAGATCCTTGAAGAAGGTGGCGTTGACGTAATGCTGGCCTCCCAGCAGAATCTTCGGGCACTCGTAGTAGCCGCTCCACTCGATCGCCTGAATGGAGTCAGGGTTGACCCAGGTGGCCTTGCCTACCTGGACGAGAATGGGTGCGTCGCTCACGATCCACCTCGCGTAGGTACGAGGTCATCCCGCTGTTTGGGCGCCACCGCGGACTCCGCGGCCAGGGCGGACAGGTCAGACTCGGTGAACCGGTACTTGGAGCCGAGCTTGTGATGGGCGATCTTGCCGTCGCGGCACTGCTTCCAGATCCAGTCGACGCTCATGCCGGTCATCTTGGCGGCATCGTGGGCAGAGTAGAAGGTGATCATGGCTGGGTCTCGACCAAGTGGGATCAGATCTAACCAAGTGATGCCGGTGAGCCTCGAGGCAGATCAGCGTGACGTGACAACGGGCGTTAGTACGTCTGGTTCGCGGTCGATAGGTCTAAAGTCCCGACACGCTTGAGCGAAGGAGTACCCAATGCCTGACACCGATCTGACCACCGAGCCCGAGGTCACGCCACCGTCCGAGCTCAAGGGCGAGGCCCTGACTCAGGCACTCGACGACGCTGGTCTGCCGAAGACCGGCACGGCCGACGAGAAGCGAGCCTCGCTGGCTGAGACCGAGCCCGAGCCCGAGGTGTTCTCCAATCCAGGGTTGGCTATGGGCGCACCGGCCTACAGTCCGCCTGAGGGGTTCGAGCACACGGCCTACAACCCGGACAACGTCCAGCACATCAGCTGAGCCAGACCTACGGCCCCTGACGGGCCCGGGCCAGGGGAAGAGCCTGACACAGCGAGCCCCAGCGATCCCCCTGACCTGGGGCTCGGCTGTGTCGTAACGCGCGTTGATATTGGATTGAGTGCTCCTGAGCCGATGCTCCGAAGCGAAAGGAAGGTCCCAACATGAGTCTGACCAAGAGCACCTACTCGCAGGCCGCTTCCCTGACCTACGAAGACGTCACGATCTCTCCAGCGACCCTGGCCGACGGCACGCTGGCCACGCGTTTCGACCCGTTGGCCTTCCCTCAGAAGGAGGTCAAGTACGCCGGATACCTGGGGACCATCCTGGGAGCGCCGACCCTGACCAAGGGGACCGTGCTGCATGATCCTGCGGTTGCCATCGCCAACTTGGTCGTGGGAGCTGGAGGCGCCGCCGAGTCTGACACTGTGACGATTACCGGCAGCCCGACCGGCGGCACCTGGACCCTGACCTACGGTGGCAACACCACCGCGGCTCTGGCGATCGGTGCCACCAATGCGCAGGTCCAGACGGCGCTGAACGCGCTGGCTGGCGTGGCCGTCACGGTCACCGGGTCCGCAGGAGGGCCATACACGGTCACTTGGAACGCCGTTGGTGTCCGTACCGCACTGACCGCGGCTGACATCTTCACTGCCGTCGGTGCGTTCGCCTCGGGCACGTACTACTGGAAGCTCACCGCCGGTGACGGCTTCGGGGAGGTCGTCTCCAATGAGGTCACGGCCACGCTGACGACCAACGACGCGCAGCCCTTCACGTGGGCAGCCGTCCCTGGTGACGGCTTCCACCAGACGGTCTACCGGCTCTACCGTGGCACGGCCTCCAATGCCGAGACCAAGCTCATCGCCACGACCACGGCCCTGACGGTCACGGACACGGGCGCGGCCGGCACCACAGTCACCGCACCCTCTGCGACCAACAAGACCGGCCACGCCGTCCCGCGCGCCGCGCGCACCACCCACGGGGCCGGATCATGAAGGTCGTTGTGGGCACGGTTACCCCGGTGCTGCTGCCAGTGGTTGAGCCGAGCTCGACGGTGACGATCCAGAACCTCGGCACTGGTGTCGTCTATGTCGACGGCGACCCGGGCGTGACCACCGGTACCGGCATGAAGATCCCGGTCGGGACGTCTCTGACGATCTCGGGCCCAGACTCTCTCGGGTCGCTGTACCTGATCTCCGACATTGCCGCCACTGACGTCCGTTACCTCGCCTAGGAGAAAATCATGACCGATCTATCCCTTCCCCGTGAAACGGGAGTCGAGAAGTCCAGCCAGTCCTGCCCGACCTGTGGAGGCTCTGTCCCCACAGTCACCTCGCCCTACGGGTCCACCTCAGTGGGCGCCTGCCCCACGTGCTGGCCGGCTTCGGCTTCCAGTCAGCTGGAGGCCCAGCAGACGGCAGCCCTGGCTGTTGACGAGCCAGCTCCAGTCGATCAGACTGAGAAGGTCCCACAGACGTCGAGCGTCCAGCCACCGTCCACCGGCGACGACGAGTAACTCGACCGCTCGAGCGAAGGCTCGGCGCAACAAGCCCCTCACGACTTTGACCGAGCCCGTGAGGGGCTTGTTGGTTCCCGAGATGGATGGTCGAGGGATCTGACGCGGCCGTAGTGGCCGTGGCTCCCTCGCGGATGACCAGGTGCGGCAACGCCCAGGTGGACAATGGCTCGGTCGGAAACTTCGTCTACGGACTCAGGTGTGGCACTGATCCAGAAGCAACCAATGAGGCGTTCCTCTTACCTACCCAGCGATTTTGGCTGTGGGGGGTAGGGGGGCCGTCTCTAATCGTTGCTTGTCTGGATCTAGGTGTGGCTTCAAGAAAGTGGCCGCGCAACGCGCGTTGATAGAAACTCCCGGCTGAACCTGGTGCGCTCGAGGGGTGAGAGCGGTAGCCTTGTCATATCGACAAAGGAGCGTCATGAGCCCAGAGATGAAGTACGAGACCGCCGAGCCCGTCAATCTGGGGCCGGGTGAGTCCAAGGCCGTGCGGTTCATCTCCTCCATCGACGGGAGCGAACACATGTTCATGGTCAGTCTCAGCGAGATCGGCGAGGTCACGGTCATCACCGACGACATGTCGATCACCGCAGACGAGTACCAGTTCGAGGAGTCATGACCGGAGTCACCACGACCAGGGGAGACAAGCAGCGGGAGGGTCTGATGCTGTTCATGCGGGCGTTCAGGGATACCAACCGCTACCTGCCCACGATTGCGGACATGGCCAGCGGTATGGGCATGAACAGGACCGCGATCGTGTGGCACCTGGAGATCCTGCGTCGAGAGGGTCAGATCGACTACGTGGACGGGCACATGTCCCATAGCCTCCGGTTGACTCGATGAGTGCTCGTAAGACTTACGCTCCGGTTGCTGAGCGTCTTCGACTTGGACTCGTGCTCATGCCTTCGGGCTGTTTGGAGTGGGTTAGATCCAGGGTTGATGCAGGGTATGGGCAAATCGGACGCGACGGGAAGGTGCTCCTAACGCACCGTCTGGCATGGGAGTTGGCTAACGGACCGATCCCGCCAGGTCTAGGCGTTCTCCATCACTGCGACAACCCACCCTGCGCCCAGACCGAGCCGACTGTGGGCTACCCAGATGGACATCTCTTTCTCGGTATGCCGGTAGACAATGCCGCCGACAGGGCTGCTAAGGGTCGTGGGCAGAACCAGAGGAAGACTCATTGCCCGAAGGGTCATATCTATGACGAGGCCAATACCTATATAGATTCGCGAGGGAAGCGGACTTGCCGGATATGTCAGAGGGAGGCTTCGGCCCAGTGGAGACTTCGGTCGGGTTATGTACGACCATCGAGGGCCCTCTCCCTGAGGCTCTGATGATGAAGACCGTCGTCTCACACTCGGCCGAGTGGTCAGGAGCGAAGCGCCAGCGGATTACCAACATGGAGAAGCTGGCTCCGGGCTTTGCTACGGAGAGTGGCCAGCTGACTAGGGCGGACGACAAGATCACGCTCGTGCTGGCCCGTGACCAGCGGGCATTCAGTGAGTTCTGCACTGAGTACTGCAGAGCCAATGGGCAGCAGGCTGGTTCTCGCCTGCGTCGGATCGTGGGCGAGCGCGATCTGCAGGGACTTCACCCAGACAAGGTCCAGATCATCGAGTTGTCCGACTGGCATATGTCGATGCCGTACCAAGAGGGCCAGAGGGTTGAGCAGGCGCTGGCATTGGCCGGCTTCCCATCGAGGCCAGATCCAGTGCTCGCAACAGCGGGGCGACTACAGAAGCCGCCCTTCGGTAAGGGCTCGTCATCGTCGCCGAAGACGTCTCACTCCAGTCTCATCGTGGTGGAGCGCCACTTGTGCGGATCGTCTTGCGATGGGACCAGTCGGGTGCGCATCGGACGCACGAAAGAGCGTAAGGGCATGATCGACGGCGATCCGCTGGACGTCGTGACGACGCAGTATCTGGATGGTAAGGCCCTGCGGGTCGCGTCCAGCCGGTTGTACTTCCAGGAGGATGAGATGGCCTTTGACGCTGTCCCAGCACGGACCAAGGACATCACCGACTTCGGCCGGCTCACGACGGCTGCCAAGTCTCTGGCGGTGTCTATGTCGGAGTACGGCCCAACCAACGAGCCGAGCTCGGAGCAGTTGGCGGTGTTCATCAACGGCTACCGCAACCTGCTGGAGTGGCGCCGTAAGGTGCGCGAGCAGATGACCAGGGCCGAGGGTGAGATCGACGTCGTAGAGGCGCTCTTGACCCAGATCCTGTGAGCATCGTCGCAGGCATCGACCCCTCTATGACCGGCACTGGCATCGCCACGACAGACTGGATGCGGACGGTCGGTGGTGATAGCAAGGTCGGCGATCGGCGTCTGGAGATCATCTTTGACGCCATGCTCGACGTGGTAGCGCTGAAACCAGATCTGGTCATGATGGAGGATTTACCTAAACACGCGCAGGCCGCGGGCATTACTGGAATGTCGCAGGGTGCGGTGCGGCTCGCGCTGGTCATAGGCGGAATCAGGTATGTGACCGTGACGCCGGGTGGCCTCAAGAAGTTCGCCACCGGCAATGGCAATGCCACCAAGGCTGACATGCGCATGGAGATCTTCAAGCGCACGGGCCTCGACATCCGGGACGACAACCAGGCTGATGCATGGTGGCTGCGCCAGCTGGGTCTGCAGCACCTCGGGGAGTGTGATCTAGGTCTCCCTAAACGGAATCTGACTGCTTTAGACGCGATTGTCTGGTAGCAATATCTACTAACGGGCGTTAGTCACAGAAAGCGTCGCCGAGGTGGCGACACTGTGCAATACTCGCCACCGGACGGCCAAGCGGTCTCTCGCAGCTCACGCAAATCACGCATCTACGCATCCCTGTCCTTTGACACTGGGAGCCCGTGACGTGACTGCCACACCCCTCGCCATCCCCGTATCCACCTCTGTCATCCCTGCAGCGATGCAGGCGAACTATCAGCCTGTGGTCGTCAATCTCAACCGGGTGGCCACCCCCAGCGGCCAGTACATCGAAGTCCTCGGTGATGCCGAGCGGGACTTCTATGAGGGTCAGCGCAAGGCGTACATGACCCAGAACCTGTTCACGAATACCTCCGATCTGCTCGACCTGGACCGGCTGCTGTTCCTAGAGCTCCTGATCTACCGGGCGTCGTCCTGGATCGGCAGCGGCTCGGACTATGACGGCCTGCCGATCTCAGACCAGCAGGAGGTGGCCCAGCGACGAAGCCTGAAGGAAACCTCGTCGCTGATCTCTGTTATCAAGAACGACCTTGGTCTGACCAAGTCCCAGCGCGACAAGGACGCCTATAGCTCGGTGGGGACGTATATCACCCAGCTCAAGCAGCGGGCCAAGGAGTTCGGGGTCCATCGCCAAAAGCAACTCGCTACTGGCATCACCTTGAACAAGCAGCTCTTCGCGATCCTGGGGGCCTACGACCGCAGCGATGAGGTCGAGCGCAAGAAGATCGGGTTCGAGAACGCGGACGAGATCTTGGACTGGATCAGGACCGTCATGATCCCGGAGTTCGACGCCGTCGACGCATATTTCGTTGAGCACACGCAAAAGTATTGGTCTGACTCATGAGCAGGGGTCGGAAGTATCCGCCTGCTCGGGAGCGCCTTGAGGCGAGGTTGGTGAATCAGCCGAGCGGATGTCGTGAGTTCAATGGCTCTAGGCGCCCAGTGCTTACTGGTTACGGCTTGATTTCGGACGACAACGGCAAGGTCGTCGGTGCTCATATACTCGCATGGACGCTGGCGCATGGCCCGATCCCGCCCGGCATGAGAGTGCTCCATCACTGCGACAATCCACCCTGCTGTCAGGCGTACGGAACCGACCATCTTTTCTTGGGCACCGATGCTGACAATTCCGAGGATCGAGCCGCCAAGGGTCGTGGCTACCACCAGGATCACCTCTTTTGTCCGCAGGGTCATCTCTATGACGGGACCTACACGCGACCAGGCTTTCCTCGGCGTCGAAGATGTGCCGATTGTGACCGTGAGACCAGCAGGCTCTATCAAGCTGCCCGTCGTGCTCGAATCAAGGCTGCGTCGTGAGCAAAAATGCGCAGTGGGCTCGAGCCACCGCCTTGTGTCCCCCAGAGCGCTACGGCAGCCGGGACTGGCTGGAGCACTACGAGGCGAACCCAGACATCCTCACGAAGATGCTGGGGGATATGTACCGCGTCTATAAGTCCGAGGAGGCCAAACGGGCCGGGACTGCGAACCCCTCCGGCGGCCGGCGTCGGGCGCACATCAACGGCAATCTCGATGAGCTGTGGTCGATCATCACCCCGCGGTTCTCGACACTGCCGTTTCATCTCGCTTTTGCTGAGCTCAAGGGCTGCAGGAGCTTGCGGGCCTTTGCGCTGAAGTGCGGTATCGACTTCAGGAGCCTGAGCCGCCTCGTGCAGTCCAGCGCAGGCACCCTGAAGGGTCGCCAGGCTCCTCTGACCCGCTATGACCTGGAAGCCATCGCCAAGGCCGGAGGGGTCCACCCGGCGTACTTCATGGAGTGGCGCCTGCTGATCGTGCAGGACTTGGTCACCGAGGTGTTCGCTAACCAGCCCAATCTGTCGATCTCTCTGCTACGAAGCCTGTCCCACTGAAGGAGTGTCATGTCCCAAGAGTCCGAGTACGAGATGCAGCAGGACCAGCAGAGGTACCTCGCTGCCTGCCACGGGATGCAGACCGGGGTGAAGTGGGAGATGGAGAGGGCGCTGTTGCAAGGCAAGGAGCCGGACTCCGTGTCCACCAGTCCCAAGCATCTGCGGGTCGGGGTCAACTCCGCGATGGTCTCCCACGCTGCTCTGGTGAAGCTGCTGATCGAGAAGGGCATCCTCACTGAGGAGGAGTACGTCAAGAGCCAGGCTGACGCCATGGAGGCCGAGGTGGCGCTCTACGAGGGGCGGGCCAACCGCATCCTGCGTCAAGCATCAATGCTGGGCGACAACGGGCCAGGGCCAGAGATCCACTTCCGCTGATGCTCAAGCCGAAGAGATTGGCTCGGCACTCCTACACCAAGCGTCAGCCTAAGCCGAAGCCTGTCAGTCCAGGTTGGGGCTCTGTGCTTGGCGGCGGTAGTTGCTGGTGTGGTCAGCCATACCGCCACGACTGGCCAGGCCGTGATGATGGAGCACCGCATCCACGGTAACGCCCGTTTGTACGTCTGGTTCACGAAAGGACCTCATGCCAGCGATCCTCGCTCTCGACGAAGAGGAGTGTTATCTTGCTGCGCTGATGGACGACCCGAGCGGCATCGACCTCGCTGAGGCGTTCTGGACCGACGACACCCCAGGACGCCCCCACCGCAGGTATCGGCTGTGGGACTTCCAGTACGCGCTCTACTGGTGCGAGGAGATTTTCCAGGCGGACAAGATGGCTCGTTCGCTGGGCAAGAGCGCGGGGATCATCATGCGGGCCTGTGCGTTCCCGCTCGCCTTTCCGGGCCAGGAAATGCTCATCACCGCCCCTGAGCTCAACCACCTCAGCCCGGTCGTGGACAAGGTGGAGGAGAAGATCAAGGCGATCCGCCTCCTGCGGGAGATGCTCCCCAACGTCAAGGGTGGAGGCATCCGACACCAGCCGCAGTTCCAGGCCTCGTTCGTCAACGGATCTCGGATCATGGGCCGGCTGCCGCAGCGCACCGGGATCGGCGTGAAGGGCCAGCACCCACTGGTGCTCGAGCAGGAGGAGTCGCAGGACTACCCAGGGCCCGGCTGGATCGAGCTCATCGAGACGATGAAGCATGGCATCCCTGGGGCCCAGTGGCGGGCCCACGGGGTCTCCAACGGCGTGCGGGACACCTACCACCGGATCACCTCCGGCGACGACATCGACCCTGACATGCCTTTCTACGTCCATCAGTACCCGGCGATGTACCGGCCCACATGGTCGGCAGCGGAGCGCAAACAGAAGATCTCCATCTACGGCGGCAGTCGCGACAACCCAGACTACAAGCGCAACATCTACGGCGAAGCCGGCTCGGTCAGCGACAAGGTGTTCGTGCTCGCGCGTCTGATGGCCTGCGTTCGCATCAACGAGTCTAGCTGGGCCACCGAGTACAACGAGAGCATCTATTCCTGCATCAAGATCGAGGGTGAGTCGATCGAGGGTCGCCCAATCGAGTCGCTGATCAATCTGCCGGCCAGCCACCTGCACAAGTCCTATTCCTCGTACTGGGCTGGGATGGACCTAGGTTTCACCAATGACCCGTCCGAGCTGCTGATCTTCGGAATCATCCGGCAGAAGCGTGGCGGTGAGGAGGTCGACGTCCTGCGCCTGCTGGCGCGGATCCACCTCATGCGGGTCAGTGCGGTTGACCAGGAGAAGGTCATCGCCAAGGTGTTCGAGTTCTACGGTCTCCGTTTGCGGGCTCTGTCGATGGACAAGACCGGCAACGGCCTGCCGGTGTGGCAGCACATGGACAAGGATCCGGAGCACGCGAAGATCCGCGACCGGATCAAGGGCTACGGCTTCAGCGAGAAGAAGGCTGTCGAGTTCGACGACCGGCCGCTGGTCGGCAAGGAGACGCAAGAGGACGCGGTGATCGAGAAGAACATCATCGAGTTCGCCACGGACAAGCTCCGTGAGTTCGTCGATGCCAGTGAGGTCGAGCTGCCGTACGACAAGGAGTTGCTGACCGAGTTTCAGGGTCAGGTTGTCGTCTACAGCCGGGAGTCCAACGGCTCGGGTGGTCGGCGCAAGCGGTACGGCGGTGGGTCCTTCCACACGCTGGATGCCGCCAAGCTGATGATCCTGGGCAAGGAGCTGGAGGCCATCGAACTCGCGCTGGCCCCGAAGCGGCGCCGCGGACCCGTGCTGGACGCCTTCGTCGGATAATCGCGGATTCTGGTCGAAAAGGCCGGACATGAAGGCACTCGTCGAGGGAAATGAAGATGTCGGCTTCATTTCGACCCGCGCTCCCGATCCCGCGCTCCTGGCCGCTCTCGCTCACTCCATGGCTCCACTGCGCCCCAGTCGGCCCGGGGCGTTCGCCACTGGGGAGTCGCGTCCCATGCCAACGTCCGTTGGCAGCCATGCCGAGCTGCTGCTCGAGCTGGCCGGGATCAAGGCCGCCATCAGGACGTGGTGCGAGAAGCAGCCGGATGAGGTGATCCGGGAGGCGTCGGCGTACTCCGCGCGGCTGACGGAGGTCTGGACCGAGCTGCGCATCCTGGAGCAGTACGATAGGCAATACACGCAACTTCGGACAATGCAAGTAACTCCCGTCCTCGATGAAATTGACAGACAATACCGATTCGCCCAGTCCAGAATCGCTATGAGTCGTCAGGATCTCGACCTCAACAGGACTGGCGCATGAAGACCTGCGCCCGCTGTCGGGAGACGAAGCCGCTGGGTGAGTTCCAGCGCCGGAGTTCCAGGCCCGGTGGTCGTGGTTCGTACTGCGTGCTCTGTGCGCGCGCCATGGGTCAGGAGAAGGACCGGCGCATCCAGGCTGATCCTGTGCGCAAGGCTGCTCGGGATGCCTACCAGAAGGCTCATCATCGCAAGACGGCTCTGTCGGTGTATGGCCTCACGGTCGAGGAGTACCAGGCGCTTGCTGAGGCTCAGGATCACCGCTGTGCGATCTGCAACGAAGAGGGGTTGGCGCTGCGCGAACTGGTGAGTGTGGCAGATCGAAAGCACGTTCTGGCGGTTGATCATTGCCATGAAGGTGGTCAGGTGCGCGGGCTGCTCTGCACGCGCTGCAACTCCCTACTGGGCATGGCCCGGGATAGCGAGGAAATCCTCATGGCCGCGGTCAGGTATCTCCAGCGTTCAAGGGTGAAGGCCGCATGACCGAACGCGAGATCGGCACCATCCCCGGGGAGCAGCTGACCAAGCAGGTCAATGTCGTCTACGGGCCCAACGCTGGCTCTGCCGATGTCCCGAACATCGACAAGGGCATGAGGCAGATGGCCTACCAGCTCCAGAGCTGGGTCAACAACATGCGCTCGGTCACCGGCCAGTCTGGCCTGTTCGACCGTGGCAAGTACGTCTCCAACGACAACGTCTACAACCAGATGCTGACGGCGCGTGCAGCGGTCAAGGACGACGACATCTGCGCCTCGGTGGCCGAGCTCACTGAGGGCATGGCCTTCCAGGGTATGAAGTGGGAGTCCGCTGACTGGGACACCATGGACCTGTTCAACCAGATGGCCGCCGAGCAGGATCTCGACTCCCTGATCCGCAAGATGTGGCGGGAGGAGTTCACCTACAGCCAGAGTGTCTGTGCCTTCTGGTGGGACGAGGGTCAGTTCACCGTCCGCGGCGAGACGGAGAAGGGCAACAAGCGCAAGAAAACCGTCAAGGTCTGGTACCCGCGAGCCGTCACCCTGCTGGATGCGGTCAAGGTCGTGCCTGTCGGCCTGCTGGCGTTCGGCCAGGAGCGTCTGGCATGGAAGGCCACCCGACAGGAGTCCATCGCCTACAGCGCGATCGTCAACGGTGATCTGCAGGACGAGCTGATGGAGCGCTTCTACACCGGTCAGTACATCCCGCGTGACGGTGACGAGCTCCAGGAGCTGACCTCGCTGCAGATCGACGTCTCCCAGCTCCTGCTGCTCGACGACCGCTACGTGGCCCGGCACTGCATCACCAAGCCTGACTACGAGCGCTTCCCTGACGTGCGGCTCAAGAGCGTGTTCCGCCTGCTCGACCTCAAGCAGCAGCTGATGGAGGCCGACCGGGTGAGCCTGATCGGCGCCGCGAACTACATCCTGCTGGTCAAGAAGGGCGACAAGGACGATCCGGCGTACCCCGAGGAGATCGAGAACCTCAAGAGCAACTACCAGACGCTGGCCAAGCTCCCGGTGATCTTCTCCGACCACCGGCTCAACATCGAGATCATCACTCCCAAGACCGACATGACGCTGGCTCCAGACAAGTACGAGGTGCTGGACAACCGGATCGCTGCTCGGCTGCTCAACACCCTCAACGTCGCCGGTGCTCGCTCCGGCCAGCGCACTGACAACTCGCTGACGATGAGCCGGCCAGTGGCCAGGTCGATGGAGGGACGCCGGCACATGATGCGCCGGTTCCTGGAGAGGCAGATCGGCAAGGCCGTCGTAGAGCACCCCAAGAACAAGGGAGTCTTCGAGGAGGGCGCTCCCTCGTTGGCCTTCACTCCTCCGAATATCCAGCTGGACGCCGATGCTGGCACTGTCCAGGTACTCATGCAGGCACGCATGAGCGGCGACCTGTCTCGAGAGTCCTTCCTGGACTACTTCGGGTTCGACCAGGAGGTGGAGGCCATGCGCGTCACCTTGGAGGCCGAGAGGTATGACGACATCTTCAAGACGCACGTGCCGTTCGACTCTCCGGCCAACAACCCGGATGCCAATGGTGCGACCGAGCCAGGTTCTGCCACCGGCACTCCTCCGGCAGCCCAGGGTGGCGCAGGTGGGCGCGGCGGTCGTCCTGCTGGCGGCGGTAAGCCCAAGCAGAGCCCTGCTGCTACCAAGACGGCCACCAAGACGGGAGCATCATGACCGAGCAGGCCAGGGACTTCAACACGGATCAGCGCGACAAGATGGCCGACAAGGGCAACGCGATGCCCGACGGCAGCTACCCAATCGCCACCCAGGAGGATCTGGACAACGCCTGGGGCCTGCGTGGCCGCAGTAAGCACTACCCCGACTCCGCGGTCATGGCGCACATGACCAAGATGGCGGCTCGCCTCGGGCTGAAGATGCCTCAGGAGGAGCGGGCTGCCATGACGTCGCAGAACCGGGCGCACGGCTTCGTGTGGCCTCCCGGGTTGCCGCCGTGCGCGATGTGCGGCCGCGACGCCAACGACAAGATCCACATCACACCGACTCGTGGTGGACTGCACGGTCACTCCTCGATGCCGACACTGGTCCGGGAGATGCCGATGTCGGTCCGGGCGGCTGACCAGTCGACACCGAACCTGCCTACCCGGGCCCATGGCTTCATGCTGTCCGCTCCGGGCCTGACGGCTGGCATCACCTGCCAGGCCTGTGGGACCACCATGGCCAACGGCATCCACGCTCTGGGTCTGCCCTCGGGCATGGTGCCGCTGTCCAGCAACTCCGGGCTCTATGGCTCGGGTCTGGCTGCCACGCTGAGCTCCGAGAATCCTCAGACCGCGTTCGTGGCCGAGATCGGCAACCGGCTGGTCTTCGCGGCCCCAGTCACCACTGAGTTCAACGACGACCAGCTGCCGCGGGAGATCGCCTCAGCGTGGCAGAAGGCTCGCAGCGACAACCCGTACTACATGTGGATCGCCGGCCGCTACGTCGAGGCAGACCGGCCCAACCGCAACTCGGCCTACTGGAGCACCGCTGACCTTGAGCTCGGCCAGCCGACGGTGACCCATGGTCCGATCAACTGGCTGCACGAGGAGCGGCACATTATCGGCGCCATCGCGGGTTCCGAGATGGTCCACGTCGACCGCCAGGCCGCTTCAGCAACGGGCGTTGGTAACCACATCGTCATGCTCGGGGCCATCTGGAGCCACATCTGGCCGCAGGAGGCTAACGTCATTCAGCGGGCCAGTGAGAACGGCAAGCTCTGGGCGTCGATGGAGTGCGTGAGCCAGGAGGTCGCCTGCCTGGCGTGTGACAAGACTCTGAGCTACCCGGACTACATGAAGCAGGAGGCTCGCTGTGACCACATGCGCTCGGGGATGCCGCGTCGTTTCGTCGATCCGACCTTCGGTGGCGCCGGAATCATCGTGCCACCGGTACGGCCAGGTTGGGCCAATGCCGAGATGCGGGTACAGATGCCGGAGGCCGCTCGGCTTGCGGAGCGTCAGGCCGCGTCCTTCGGTGGCATGACCACTTCGGAGGCTGAGCTGGTCGTGGCCCAGATCCTGGCAAGTGTCGCCGAGTCGGCGACACCTCTTTCCTGACGAACGCCCGTTGGTAGCTCCCTGTTGAACAAGGGCTACTAACGCGCGTTCTCGGATATTCACCCTCTGTGCCGAAGCGTCTTCTCGAGCCGGTCATTCCGCCCGGCGATCTAGCCGAGGAGGGCAGATGGCAGACCGGACCTTCACCGAGGGTGAGGCCTACGCACTGGTCGATGACGCCGTCAAGCGCGAGACCGCAGCGGCCGCGATCAAGATCTCTGAGCTTGAGGCCACTCTCAAGTCCGCCAACGACGTCCTCGTGGCGGAGAAGGCTGCAGAGACCAAGCGCGCAGACCAGGCAGCGCAGGCGTTGATCGACTTCAAGGACGGCATCGAGCAGGAGAAGGCGAAGGCGGTGCTCCGCACCGAGCGCGTCGCGGCTGTGGCTGAGGCCACAGACCTCCTGGAGATGACGGACGAGCGGGCCGAGCGCATCACCGCGATGGACGAGGCCGCTTTCGCCTCCTACGTCACCGACCTTCGTGAGATCGCCGCCAAGGCACCGAAGGAAGACCCCAAGAACGACCCCGACGCAAAGGCTGACGCCAAGGGCGGGGACGACAAGGACGAGGACGACGCCAAGACCAAGGCCGCTGAGGCCAAGGGCAAGGGCATTCCTCGCGAGTCGGCCGCGTTCGGCGGCACGACCAGCACCGCCAAGCCCAAGGGAACGGTCATCGGCGTCATCGGCGCCGGTCGCTCCCTGCGGGTCGGCTGAGTAAGGGAGGAGACACCAAATGGCAAGTGACTACGGACTCAACTTCGGGTTCCGACGCTCGGACGAGAGCGTCGCTGTCCGAGAGGGTCGGCTCAAGACCCCCGTGTCTGGGACCTTCCGTCTCGGCTCGCTGGTCCAGTTTGACCCGGCCAGCGTCGGGTACCTCAAGGCCTGCGCATCGGCTGCGATCGGCGAGGGCGCGACCGTAGGGCTTCTGGTCCAGGAAGAGATCTGGAACCGGAGCATCTACGAAACGATGCACCTCGACAGCTTCGGCCTGGGGGTGGCGTACAACAACCGCCCCTCGGTCATCGTGGCTGGGGCCGGCACCAAGGTGTGGTTCAAGAACACCGCCAGCTCCACCCGCGCCGATGGTCGTGTCATTGCCGCCGTGACCATGGTCGACCTGACCACGGGCACGCCGGCAGTCCTCGACTATCTGACTTGGGATGGAACCAAGTACGCCAAGGGCACTGGGGTCTCTGACTCCATGCTTCGTCTCACCGCCATCGATGCGACCGCAGGCACCTGCGAAGCCGTCCTCATCCGCTGAAAGGAGTGACCATCATGAAGAGTTCGATTCAGACACTCGCCCGCACACATGCGGCAGTGGACCCGTGGGGTCACTCTCCTCAGCTCGCTGAGGAGTACATCCAGGCCAAGGAGGCGCTCAACGAAGACGCGCGCAAGCGTTGGGACGACCCTGAGTTCCACCGTCAGGTCGCCGCTGATCTGGAGTCGATCCTGGACTACCAGTTCACCTTCGAGAACCTCTTCTCGACGTACTTCAACGTCGAGAACGTGGGCGAATGGGACAAGGTCATCCTGCGTGAGCGCAGGGGCCTGAAGGTCTTCCAGAGCTCGCGTGGTGGCTACATCGAAGAGAGCCAGCTGCGCACCGAGATGTGGGAGCTTCCTCGCGAGACGATGGGCTTCCACGTCAGCGAGCACATCGACAAGCTCCGCATGAACTTCGCGGAGACCATCGAGGATCTCGTGTCGCTGGGAGGGCAGCGCCTGGAGGCTGAGGTCAACCGGCGCATCTTCAACCTCCTGCAGACCGCGGTGCCGTCCAACAGCCCGTACTACCAGGCTGTGACCGGCATGGCGAAGTCCGATCTGGACACCGCCATCCGCAACGTCCGTGACGCGATCAAGCCGAACGGGATGGGCCCCGTGCCTGTCACGATCATCGGCCGGGCCGCCATGGTCGACCAGATCTCCGACTTCAACCTCGGGTTCGACCCTGAGGCGACCGAAGAGGTCCGGGCCAAGGGACGTCTGGGCGTCTACCGTGGCGCGAACATCATCCAGGTGCTCAACTACACCGACGACTCAGGGACGTCCTTCATCCCGGCCAACGAGCTGTGGGTCTTCGGTGGCACGGTCGGCAAGTTCGCGCTCTACGGCGGCCTTCAGGTCAAGTCGTGGGACGAGAACACGGTCGACTACCGCCACTACCGGGCCCGCAAGGATATCGGTGGCCTGGTGCACCATAACGAACAGAGTAGGAGAATCGTAGACTCGGCGGTAACGCCATAAGTCTACGGAGTCCTCGACTCTGAGTCAAGGTGAGCCCCGGTCACTGTGACCGGGGCTCACTTGTGTGATGTACGAAAGACATCGACTATAGGCATTACTGTTTTTACGTTGCGACTATAGGCACTATTCGCCACTACCAATATCTTGATAGAACCGTTGACAAACGTCCGTCTCTGCGTCACGCTGTATCTATGACAGAAACGTGCTCAACTAAGGGCTGCATTCAGCCGCGGGTAGGGGCTACCTCACGGTGTGAGGATCATTTACGCGAGTACAAGGCTGAGCGGGCTCGGCGGTATCGCAGCCGTGAGTACGTCCCCAAAAGCGAACTTGGGCGAGTGTGTCGCGTTTGCGGAGATCCGGCCCTGCCAGATCGGTTGCTTTGTCAGGAGCATCGCAATACGACAGCCAGGGAGCAGCGACAGTGGCAGGCGAGATGGTCGCTGGGCGCCAAGCCGTGTTCATGGAATGGCTGCTCTAGGTCGCGGCATCGGATGCCATCCCAGACGGTTCCCTATTGCCTGGAGCACTGGAGGGAGTACAACGCCGAACTGGCAGTCGCGAGGCGTACTGAGCCGGCGGTGCTGACGAAGACCTGCCCGGAGTGCGGCACGGTATTTACCACGACCTCAGTACATCTGCGATACGACAAGCCGGAATGTCGTCGCGTCGTGAAGAACCGCCAGGTGTTGTTGAGCCATCGTGAGATCCAGTCACGCGGCCTTGGCGTGATGGTCACGGAGAAGCGGTGCTGCACCTGCGGGGAGACGAAGCCTGCCGGTGAGTTCTATCGCAACAGCGCACAGCCGGACGGACTATCCCCTCGATGCAAGGTGGACGACAAGAAGACGAAGGCAGCTACCAACCAGGCTCGGCCTCGCATGGGCCAGCGGCGCACGGTCGCTAAGAGGCTTCGCAGTTACAACATCGTTATTGCGGCCCGGCGTATTGCTGGCTACCTCGGCGAAGATGTTGTCGAGGCGTATGACGCCATCTTCGATCACCAGCAGGGGTTGTGCATGTGGTGTGAGAAGCCAGGATCGCGACAAACAGAGCCTTTTCGCCATGACGGGGTGGACGCGTGGCCCGTATCAAAAGATGTTCTGGCGATCGACCACGATCACGACTGCTGTCCCACGGGAGGGTCTTGCGGCAACTGTGTGCGGGTCCTGATGCACCGCGGGTGCAATCTTCAGTACCAGGGAACCCTGACTGAGAGTTTCGTTCGTCTGGAGCGCATGAGGCGTGTCGAAGAGTCGGTGAGGCGTCATGGCGCCTGAACTGCCCGAGTGGCTCACTGAGGCGCCTGAGGAGTTCCGGGACGCCCTCATGGCGGGGTACGAGAAGTACGGCGACGACCGTGAGGCAATCCTCAATTGGTTCCGTCAGCTTCTCACCTACAAGCAGTTCTGGGATCGGGTCGATTCTCGGAGCGACCCTCTGCGCTGATTAGTTCCTCTCCCGTTTGACCCGAAGCCCTTGGATATCACCTCGCCAAGGGAGAGCAATATGTTCGGGAAGACTCTGTCCGGCCGCCCGCAGCCCAAGATCCTGTCTGAGCCCAGTCCGTACGAGCACGCCATCCTGGGAGCCCTGCAGAGCAGGAAGCTCTACCAGGGCACGGTCAGCGACAAGGACAAGGGCGTCCGCCGCACTCGCGGCAAGATCGCCAAGGCCAGCCGCAAGAGCAACCGGGGCAATCGATGACGATCCTGATCATCGACGAGTCCTGGACCAAGATCGATCCGGCCAAGGCCAAGGCCGACGGCTACTCGGGCATGATCGGGTATCTGTCCAATGATCCCTCCAAGAACATCACGGCCCCCATCGCTGCCGCGTGGCACGCGCTGGGTATGAGCGTGGGTGTGGTCTGGGAGACCACCGCACGTCGCTCGGCTGGTGGCGCGGTGGCTGGTGCGCAGGATCTGGCTGCTGCTGAGGCCCAGTGTCTGCGTGTGGGTGTTCCCAGGACGGTGGGCATCTACTACGCCACGGACTTCGACGCCACCCCGGCGCAGGTGGACCCGTACTACGCCGCGATCGGCCAGGGTGCCACCTTCGGCTCGGGCTGCTACGGCGGCGAGCGCATCGTGGACGCGATGGCAGGGACTCGGGTTCGCTACGGCTGGCAGACCTCTGCATGGTCCCCGGGGATCAGTCCCAAGGCCAACCTCTACCAGCGCCTGAGCCATACCCTGCCGCCCATCGGTGGCAGCTCGGCGGGCTACGACGAGGACGTCGTGCTGAGCGAGGCAGGTCTGTGGTACCCCGACACGCGGCCGCCGATCAAGCCGACCCCTCCCGGTGGCCCTGTCGTCATCGAGAAGGGTGTTCCTGCCCCTGCGTACCCGCTGGGGCACGGGCAGTTCTTCGGTCCCTCTGGTGGCGGTCCCAACTCCATCAGCGGCTACTACAGCCACGCTTCCGACCTGCAGCGTTGGCAGGCCCGGATGGCTCACCGCGGCTGGCACATCACCGCAGATGGCCGTTACGGCTTCCCAGGAGACCTGACTCCTCGTGGGCAGACCGCTGGCGTCGCACTGGCAGCCCAGCATGGCTGGGGCCTGCCCATGGACTCGCTCATCGGTCCGCAGACGTGGGCCGCTGCATGGAGCCGGGACATCACCCGACCGTAAGCACAAGGGCAACAACGTGCGTTGTTGCGTCTCGAAAGGAGACTGGTATGTCGATCAACAGCTTGGAAACAGGCCTGAACGTCCCGCTTGCGCGCACTGAGATGGGCCCGCAGGTCAAGGCTCGCACCCCCAATGAGGAGGTGTGGGCGATCCAGGTGCCCGGAAGCGTGTCGTTGCGCGTGACGCAGTTCAACCGCTTCGGTCAGCCGGTGGAGGCCAGTCTGGTCATGGGGCCAAACAGGGCGGGCCAGCAGTTCCGGATCAAGACCGAGGACCGGGAGGAGAACCAGGCCCGGTGCATGGACAAGCAGTTCGACCCGTTCCTGAACGGGATGCTGGTGCGTATCGACGCTGACCAGCAGCAGGACCCAGAGACGGCCTCTACGGACGCCCTGTCCACCGAGAATCTGGTCGGGATCTACGACATCGCCGACAGGGCTGCCTTCGAGACCCGGGTACAGGCCCTGGGTGAGCTTCCGCTGCGCCGGCTGGCGGAGGTGGGGGTAGCGATGGACTGCTCGCACCTGCAGATCACGTTCGTCAACGACCTGATCTTGGAGCGGTACTCCAAGGGCGGCCCGCAGGCCACGCTGAACGCTGAAGACCACGAGGGGACGGAGCACTTCTCGTGAAACCCACGAGGGGACGGAGCACTTCTCGTGAAACGACCATCGTGGATGCACACAGTCAGCCGTCGGAAGGCGGCAGGCTCCAAGCGCAACGGACGTCTTCGCTACGTGGGCACCTTTGCGAGCGACAGGAGAGCGTCGTGAGGCCCGCCGAGATTGCCCGTGTCTGTCACGAGGCCAATCGTGCCGTCCAGATCATCACTGGCGACCCGCTTCCCTCGGACCACTGGGACGACGCTGAGGACTGGCAGCGGGAGTCCGCTGTCGAGGGTGTCGTCAAGGCGATGGAGGGCTACACCCCCGAGCAGCTGCACGAGTCGTGGTGCGAGTTCAAGATCGCCGACGGCTGGGGGTATGGCGAGGTCAAGGACGCTGTGGCCAAGACACACCCGTGCCTTGTGGAGTACTCCGCCCTGCCAGCTGACCAGCAAATCAAGGACCACCTCTTCGAGGCCATCGTCAAGGTTCTCGCTTGAGGGTTTGACCCCAACGAAGCCCGGGCGCTCCTGAGGTGGCGAGGCCTCGCGCCTGGGCTTCGTTGGCTTTTCCTTCCATGGGCCGACATACCCAGCGTCTTCGATATGGCTCATGGAAGGAGCCCCAGTGAATCTCTCGCGCTGCGACCAGTGTGGCCAGACCGACGACCACCCCAAGGTCCATAGCTTCAGTGGCGGTACGCACCACCACGACTGTCTGTCTGCCGACGCGAAGGCTGAGCTCGCTGGGTCTTCGCCGGAGGCTGCGGCCATCGTCGCCCAGGCCGAGTCTGGCGTTCACGGGGCCGAGCTTCGCACCTTCATCGCCGAACTTCACGCCTGAGAGAGGGCTGTCATGGCTGCATTGAACCAAGCACACGCGAACAACATGATTGATGCCAGCCTTGGCACCGCCGCTTTCGTCGCGACCGTCACCCCGTTGAAGTGTCGCCTGGACACCGCCGTCGGCACGGCAACGGCCGCTGGTACCGAGCTCGGCACCGGTGGCTCCTACACCGCCGGTGTTGGTCTGTCCCCGGCGACCATGGCTTCGGCTGCTTCGGGCAGCGCGGCCTCCTCGGTGGCGCTGACCCAGACCAACATGCCCGCGGCCACCATCACCTCGGTGGAGCTGTGGGACAGCGCGGGAACGCCCGTTCGCAAGTGGTGGGGCCTGCTTACCGCACCCAAGACGACCAATGTCGGCGACACGTTCACCATCGCGTCGGGGTCATTGACCGCCGCCTTGGGCTGACCGGGAGGGCTAGGCCATGGCTCTGCTGTTCATGGACGGCTTTGAGGCCAACGACATGGCTCTGAAGTGGTCGAGCATTACCGGCATGGCAGGGACTAACGCCAGTACCCGGTTTGGGGTAGGTACCTGTACTTCCGGCGGCACTAGTTCTTGGCTCCAAAAGAGTATTCCCGCTGCGGCGACTGTCATTATTGGATTCGCGTACATTCCGGCTGCGTGGAGTGCTACCTCATTCCTCCGGCTAAAGGGCGACACGAATACAACGCTCCATCTGCAGCTGTGTCAGGATGCCGCGGGCCATCTAGTGCTTCAGCGCAATGCGACAACCATCGC